ATGCGCCGTGTAAAGGATGATCGTACGTTAGACATCTTCTCTGTCCCACAGCCAGTTCTGGCTATCCCAGGGAATGGCAACAATGCCGCACAGGTCAGTGAACTGATCAGCGAGATTCTGAAAGGTTCCGATCTGGACCGTTACGAAATTGGCGCACGCATGTCTCGCCTATCTGGCGATGACGTCAGTAAGCACATGCTTGACGCGTGGTCGAGCCCAGCCCGAACAGACCATAACCTGCCGTTCTATAGAGCCCCGCTGCTTGAAGAAGTTTGTAGCAGTCACGTTTTAACCGACTGGCTAGTTGAGCAACGTGGTGGCCGCGTGGCTTACGGTCGCGATGCACTCAATGCGGAGCTTGGCCGTCTGGCGCGAGTTGCCGCTGACGCGACTAGGCAAGCACGCGAGCTTAAGAAGCTGCTGGGTGACGGCCATGCATAATTGGTATTCCGCCCGTGAATTGGCTGGTCTGCCTGGCATGCCGGGAACAGAGCGGGCAATTCAACTGCGTGCTAAACGCGAACGATGGGAAGGCCAAGGCCGTCTTGGCAGTAAGGCCGTCGAGTATCGTTTCGCTGCACTGCCGCCAGTAACCCAAGCCGCGTTAATCGCTGCCTCTGTATCTGATGTAGCGCCAGAATGCGCGCCGCTTACCGGTTTAATAACTACTCAGCGTGACGCTATTCCGGCGTCACGCTTGAGTGAAGATCAACGCTCTGTGATGACTGCTCGCCTGGCGTTCGTACGTGAAATCCAGCGTATGAGTCAGACCATCAGCCAGCAACGCGCCATAGATACCCTGGTCTCCCTGGCAAAAGCTGGACAGCTCACGCCGTATTTGAATGGTTTGGTGCAGCGCGCCAACGACCGCAAGACCGGCGACCGCTCTTTGAGCGAACGTACGCTAAAGCGTTGGTTGGCCGATTACCGCAAAGAAGGTGAAACCGGCCTGGCACCAGCTCGCCGTCAGAAAGACATGAGCCTCCCCACATGGGCGGCGGCGTTCTTGGCCTGCTACCAGCGCCCAACCAAGCCCAGCGTCGAATCAGCCTATGCCGAGTTCGCCCAAAAGAACCCAGCCGAGCGCCCAAGCATCCACGTGGTCCGCCGCTTCCTTAACAAGCTCAGCGCCGAAGCCCGCGAGCGCGGCCGTCGTACGCCGCAGGAACTCAAAGCCCTGCAACCATTCAAGCGTCGTTCCACAAAGAGCATGTATCCCTGCGACGTATTCACCGCCGACGGCCACAAGTTCGACGCCGAGGTGTTGAATCCACGCACCGGCAAGCCTTACCGCCCGGAAGCAACCACGGTCCTCGATGTCGCAACACGCAAAGCCTTGGGTATCTCCATCGGTGAGGCCGAGTCCACCATCGGCGTAATGGACGCCCTGCGTGACGCGATGCAACACGGCATGTTCGCCATGTTCTACGTCGACAACGGTTCAGGCTTCGCAAACGACACCGTCCGGGAAGTGGTCGACCGTCTCGGCGGCACCATGACCCACGCGCTGCCGTACAACAGCCAGGCCCGCGGGCTTATCGAGCGCTCCCACCAAACGATTTGGGTCAATGCCGCCAAGAAGCTGACCAGCTACATCGGCGCCGATATGGACAAGCACGCAGGAACCAAGGTGCATCGGATCGGCCGTAAAGAGCTGCGTGAAACCGGCCGTACTCGACTGATTCCGACCTTTGCCGAGTTCATGGCCGGTGTCGAATACGAAATTGAAACCTACAACAACAGCCCGCACAGGAGCCTCGCCAAGTTCCGCGACCCGCTCACCGGCAAGTTGCGGCACATGAGCCCGAACGAAGCGTGGGAAGCCGCACGCGCCGAAGGCTGGGAGCCAATTATTGCCCCGGCCGAGCTGCTCAACGACCTTTCACGGCCACAAGTCGTCCGTCCGACACGTCGCGGAGAAGTCACCTGGGCAGGTGAAACCTACTTCCTTGACGCACTGCGCAGCTTTCATGGCGAAGAAATCCGTCTGGCCTACGACGTTCGTGACGCGTCCCGCGTTTGGGTCCGCACGCTTGATGGCGACCTGATCGGTGAAGCTCTGGTCGACGGCAACGCCAGCGACTACATGCCGAAAGCCATGATCGAGAAGGCCTACGACAAGCGCGAAAGCGGCCAGATGAAACGGGCTGTGGACAAGCTCGAAACTCTGACCGGCAAGCGCGTGGAAATGATCGCGCCGACCAGCGCACCGTCGGCACAGCTCAGCCTTGAACAGATGGCCGACGCCCGCCGCTTCGCTGAACTGTCGGCGCCCAAGCCCAAAGCCTTCGACCTGCCTACCGACCCAACTGCCCGCTATCGCCTCTGGAACCAGCTCGACGCACGCCTCACCAGCGGCGAGCCGCTGTCGCCAGAGGAAACGCAGTGGCATTCCCGGTACCCGCAGCACCCGGACTTCACCTCAATTCAGCAAATGTTCGCGTTCGCCGAGCAGGCCCGCGCTTAACCCAAGACCTTTAGGAGTCGAATTATGAGTGTTACCAAGATTGTTCCCCTGACCAACGTCGGCCTTCTGTCTGCCGCCATTGCACGTACCCACAACCGTCCAGCCGGATTGCCTGGTTTGGTGGTGATGTACGGCGCAAGCGGCCTGGGCAAAAGCGTTGGCGCTGCTTTTGCCGCAAACCAGCACCGTGCGTATTACGTGGAGTGCCGCGACACCTGGAGCAAGAAGGCATTCCTGCACGCCATCTTGCGCGAAATGAGCATTCAACCAGCCCCGACTTTGTCGGTGATGGTCGACCAGATCGCCGAGCAGTTGTCCAAGAGCGGGCGCCCGCTATTGATCGACGACGTGCAATACCTGCTCGAAAAGGCCGTAGCCAACGTCTTGACCGACATCTACAACGCCAGTGAGGGGACCATTGTCCTGATCGGCGAAGAACGTGTGCCCGGTAGCCTGGCGAAGCTGGAACGTTTGCATAACCGGGTGCTGGAGTGGGTGCCTGCGCAACGCGCCACCCTCGATGATCTGCGGGCCTTAGCCGAGTCCAGTTATCCGGAACTGCACTTCGCCGATGACTTGCTGGATGACCTGCGCAAGAAGGTGAATGGCTGCCTGCGCCGTGTGGCCGTAAACCTTTACAAGGTCTACAGCGAAGCCCGCGCCCGCTGCATTGACAGCATCGACCTCGCTGGCTGGGGCTCCGATAGCTGGTTTACCGGCGAAGCGCCGTCGCGGAGGGCTTGAGAGATGCCTAGAGCAAGAGCAGACCTGGTGATGGTGGGCGGCAAGACCCCGCGCCAGCTTATTTGGGAAGCCATCCGCGCCGTAAACGTCAGCCCCAAAGAACTGACGACATATACCGTTGCGCGCAAATCGAACCAGGATGATGAGGCAGTACGCGCTTACTTCCGGGATATGGAAAAGGCCGGGATCGTCAGCAAGGTGCGCAGCATCGGGCGTTTCGATGCCGAATGGTCCCTCCTTAAAGACGAAGGCGTTGAAGCCCCACGGGTCACCAAGGGCGGCAAGGTGTCGACGTATGCAGGCGGGGCCGAAAACATCTGGCGGGCGTTGCGCATCCTTGGCGAATTCAGCGCTGCCGAGGCCGCAGTCGCAGCCAGTGTCAACGGCGTGTCTATCAGTGAGTTCGGCGCTCATGTGTATTTGTCAGGGCTGGCAAAGGCTGGCTACCTGACCCGCAGGGGCGGCGCCGCTGGTTTCAAGACTCGCTTCCGCTTGATCCCGTCAAAGTACACCGGGCCTAAACACCCGATCTATCAGCGCGACTTCGACCAGGTCTATGACCCGAACCTGGACCAGGTGGTATGGCGTAAGGCTGACCAGGCGGTGACCAAATGAACCAGGTCAACCACCTTGCAGCTTGGGGCCAGGATGCGCCGTTGTTCGTACGCCTGCTCGCGGCCGAAGTTGCTGCCACCAACAAGACCAAGGCCAGCCAGCGTATCGGCATGAGCCGCACGGCCGTCAGCCTGACCCTTTCCAACCGCTATGCGTCGCCCAGCATGGCCGGTGTCGAACGGCGGGTAATGGAGACCCTGGGGCGCATTGAATGTGTCGCCCTAGACGAGACCGTCACCTCTGATCAGTGCCAAAGCTACCGCGAAAAGCCAGCACCGACCCACAACCCGCAGGCCATGCAGCGCTGGCGTGCCTGCCAACACTGCCCAATCAACCCCGACTGCTGCAACCAGGAGAACGCCCATGCTCGCCTCCATTAACCGCACGCCATTGAAAGTCCTGACCCCAACGCTGGCAGACCGACTGCGGGTGTTCAACGCCGCCGCCCGCAACTTGCAGGCTCATGGCATCCGTGTGCAGGGCTTTCATCCTGCTGATAACCGCCTGGTGATCACTCCGGAAGCGGGTCAGCGCCTGATCAACCTGGGGCACACCGAGGGCTATCAACGCCATAGCTCGGCCGGTAGTACTCGTTTCTACGTGCAGTTCCAGGGCGTGACCCTGGAGTGGTGCGAACCCATTAGCGCTTCCCGTCCTGCTGACTGGTCGCGACTGACTCTCCACTGAGGAACCTTGCAATGACACAACAACAAACTATTCCACAAGGCTATCGCATCGACGCGCAGAAGCGGCTGATCCCGGAAAGCATGATCAAGCCTATCGACCTGGAGCGGGATGCCCTTGTGCTTGGCCTGGTGGAAAAAGCCCGCGCCGCCAGCGACGTGCTGGCGAAGTTCAAGGCTTCGGCTTTCGGTGATATTGAAGCCTTTGTGGAACTCAGCGCTGAGCAGTACGGCGCCCAGATCGGCGGGAAGAAGGGGAATGTCAGCCTGATCAGCTTCGACGGGCGCTTCAAGATCATGCGCGCCGTTCAGGAAAGTATCGCTTTCGACGAACGCCTCCAGGCTGCGCGGGCGTTGATTGACGAATGCCTACGCGACTGGACCACCGGGGCACGCCCCGAAGTGGTCACGCTGGTAAATGACGCCTTTCGGACTGACCAAAAAGGCGACATCCGCACAGCCCGCGTCCTGGCGTTGCGTCGTATGGAAATCACCGATGGACGCTGGCAGCGCGCCATGCAAGCGATCGGCGATGCCTGCCAGGTGATTGGCTCCAAGTCCTACATCCGCGTGTATCAGCGTGTTGGTGATACCGACCAATACGAACCCATCAGCCTTGATATCGCGGGGGTGTGATCGTGCAACGCTTTCATGATACCCGCAGCGATCCGCTTCCGATGCATTCGCCGCAACACGACATTGACCGCGCCAACCTCGACCGCCTGACTGCGGAGTTCCTGATGCGCGGCGGCAAGGTCCAGCAAGTCGGTCACCAGATGAGCAGCGCCCCAGCGACGTTCACCATTAACCCGGAGCGGTCGCCGGTTTATGCCCATGTGTTCGCACCTGCCATCTCGGCGGCAACGTCGGAGGCCGTAGTGCCCGGTCTCCAAGACGATGTCAGCAAACACGCGGCATTGGTCATGGCCGATGCCGCCCTGGGCAACTCCCCCAAATGGATCGCTCGTAAACATCACATGACAGAGAAATACGTCCGCCAGGTCGCCCGCGACTATCACATCACCTTTCACAAGCAACACTAGGAATCCACATGGCCAAGATAACCATCACCTTGGAAGACCGCCGTGAAGACAACGGCAAACCCTCGGTCGCCGTCGATATGACAGGTGTGCCGGCTACCCACCTGGGAACACCTCGCCCGACGGAAGCCGTACGCATCTTCAACAAGCTATTCGACCTGGTCGCCAGCGAAAAGATGTTAGGCGCCATTCCTGCCTGCCGCTGGCAACCCACCACGACAACCCTTCACTAAGCGAAACAGCCCTGGTCATCCGGGGTGGTCTGCCAGGCGTGGTTGCCTGGTACTGATGAGCAGCCGAGGAACACATGGATCACAACAAAGCCTTAGACAAAATCAAAAAACTAGCTACGCCTGGCAGCCAGTGACAACCCCCACGAAGCCGCCGCAGCCATGCGTCAGTCCCGCGCGCTGATGGAAAAGTACCGCCTGGAAGACTCGGACATTCAGCTCTCCGAGGTATTCGAATGCGCAGCCCGCAGTGGTTCAAAGATGACCCCGCCGCAGTGGGAAGCCAACCTGGTCGGCGCTGTCACCCAGGCCTACGCCTGCAAAGTTCTGTTCATGGCGGGTATCGGTGAATGGCGGTTTATCGGCGAACTGGCCGAGCTGGCCAGCTACACCATGGCCTTGTTACTGCGTCAGGTTCGCCAGTCCCGACGTGACTTCATCACCACTCAATTGAAGCGCTGCAAGCCTGCGACCAAGACCAAGCGGGCCGACGTGTTCTGTGGTGCTTGGGTGTCGGCGGTGCGCCAGCAAGTCATGGCGTTTGCTGGAAACGATGAGGCCTCACCGGCAACTGCGGCTTACATGCTCAAGCACCATTCAGAAACGGAAAAACTTGATTGCCGCGACCGCAATGCCAGCAAGGGAGGTGGCGTGCGCACCATGACTGACGCTATGCACGGCGTTCTCGCGGCAGGCGATGTCCGCCTGAATCACGGTGTGAATGGCCAGGAACAACTCGCCCTGCACTAAGCGAAACCGCCCCGGTGCGCTGGGGTGTTCTGCCGGACGTGGTTGTCCGGTACTGATGAGCAGCCACCCATGACAGACGAAACACCTAAACAGCGCAAAACCCGCCTGGCACGCGAGCGTAAACGTGCCCAGCGCAAGCGCGACAGCGACAAGCGCCTGACCATGGGTGCCAGCAAGCTCAAGATGGAAATCTACATTGGCACCCAAAACGAGCTGGAACAGATCCGCACCGCCGGTAAATTCGACGAAACAGACCATGCGCTCACGATGACCATTCATGGTGTCGCCGCACTGTCTCGAAACGACCCGGTAGCGTTCCGGGTACTGATCAAAGGAGGAAGACAGTGACTACACGTAACCTGCAATTGAGCAAGATCCACATTGCCAAGAAGGATCTTGGGCTGGATGACGAAACCTACCGCGCCTTGTTGGGCCGCGTGGCGGGTGTTCGTTCGGCCAAAGACCTGACGCCACGCCAGATCGGCGCTGTATTGGCCGAGTTCGCCCGCTTGGGCTGGGAGTCTACACCGGCTAAAAAGCAAGGTCGCAAG